TCCAATAGCTGTAACTGGATCTGTTAGTATAGAATTAGCCACTCATGAAAAAACAGATTATGAAGTAGCTTATTTTGATGATACTGATACAAAATGGGTTAGATTGGCTAATAGAACTGCGTATTATGACTTATCAAGTTTCAATACAGAGTCACTAGAATTAAACTCGAAAGATTATCTTTTGGATATTTATGAAAATCCAATAAAACAAGTTACTCTTTATGGCGGTTCTTCTGATTTATCTAAGTATGAGGTAATTGGAAGTGAAAATTTCAATTATGTACTGAAGAAATTTGATAAAGTTTACGAAGATCTTACTGATTCTACTAATGATATTTATCCAACAGTGACAAATATTATCATTGGAGCTACAGCAAGAAATAGCAAAACTTATGTCTTGCAAATTAAAGAAACTCCATCAGCAGCTTGGAAAAATGTCTTTGAAAATGTTGCTGATACAGAAACATTAGATTACTTAAATTTCACATTTGACACCCCATTGAAGCTATATGCAGCAAGACTTTTCTACAGAGGTGATTACTTCACTATTGATCAAACTGCTGATTTAACTCTTGCTGCTTATGATAAATATTCTAATGTCGTATCTGCTCAAATTTCTAGATACGCAGATTTCAGAGATGCAGTGGACTTTCCAAATGCTGATTCAAAAGGTTTTATTGAATTTTCATATGGGGAAACAACTTTTTCAAATGTTGACTTAGTGAATGCTCCTTTCTTATGGGACAAAAAGCTGTTCAACTCTTCAGCTGAAATAAATGCAATCGTTTCCTTTAATGACAAAATTTTGATAGCTGCAAGTAATAAAATGTTTGTTTATAAAGATGGAGAAGTTTATCAAGTCCTTAGTGAAAGCCTTGTTGATGAGAGATATCAAATTACTTGCCTATATGTTTATAATGGAAGGGCATATGCTGGTACTAACAATGGCTTATTGTTTGTATCTTATAATGGTGAATTCTGGAGTGTTGTAAATGCTAAACAGCCTTTACAACAAACTGCTTATAAAACCATCAAACCGATTACATCATTAACTTCAATTGGAGAAGATCTTTATATAGGAACGACAAAAGGTGATACTGCTGTAGCCTCTGTTTACAAATATAATGGCGCTAAGTTAGAAAAGATTAGAGACTTTAGTTCTTATGATCAGGTCTCAAGTCTTGCAGCAAAAGATTTCACATTATTTGTAGGCTTAGGGGGCGCTTTTGGTTCAGATGCTAGCGCTATATATAAATACTCAAATTCTGAATGGAACCAGACCTTAACTTCAGACTTTGATAATGTAGAGGCACTTAGCAAATCAGTTACAAGAGCTTCTGTTGTTGCTGCATTTAGGGGTGGTCAAATTTGGGAATTAACATATCAAGATAATATTCCTAAAACGTGGAAGAAAATTTTCGATACATACGCTGATCATGTATTTGCAATTTATGATGATCCAAATGGTAATTATCTTTACATATCAACTGACAATGGTGTTTATGGATATTTCAAGTCTGCAAATGGGTTTAAGAAAATAACTTCATACAATTATGAAACAAATTACCTAAACAAAACCTTCAGATCCTACACTGCCTCAACAGGAATTACATGGACAGATATAGCAGACATTGAAAGCTACAACTACATAGCTGGATATGCTCAAACAACTGCTATTAATTTTGGAGCATCAGGAACAGCAATAACATTCTCTTCAGCATTTACATACCCATCATTAACTTTAGAAGGCGCAATCAAGGCTGAAAAAGATGGAGCTTGTACATTCCGAGTTGATTCAAGTGTAGGTTTTAATTTGTTCTTGAATGACATTATTCAAATAAATAATTTTAAGAGCACTACAACATTAGAAACAAAATACTCAACTAATACATTCACTTTAACAGAAGGCGATTATGTAAAATTCAAGCTTCAAACATATAATAATGTTGGCACAGGAACTACACTAAGAGTTTATTGGCAGAAGAGTTCATCTGATACATACGAGCTTATTCCATCTACACAATTCTTTGGTGTAAGTAAAATTAAGGCTGTTTCATCTATTGGAAACACTTTTTACGGGGCAGGACAAGATGGTTCGATTTACCAATTCCTACCAACACCATATGAAGATAACACCAGAAATGTTTATGTAAGATTCAAAGATCAAGCTGGCAATGTTCAAGGTATTGTATTACCTGCTCACACCCAGCCTTTTGAATTATTGTCAGATAAATTGCTACAAACTTCTAATGTTTCAAATAATCCAGCGTCATTTATTCAAAATGAAATTACAAGCATAGTGTCTAATTCAAACACTACAATTAATCCTATTACTGGAGAAAAACAAAACAGTAATACTGATTTACCAACACAATCACAAGTAAACAATAATACAAACACTAACACTAATACAAACACAAATTATAATAATCAAGTATTAAATACAACTAATAATAATGGTGTTATTTATCAAATTGTCAAAAATGCAGATAATTCATTATCAAGAAGAAATGTTTACATTCCACCATCAAGATTATATCCTATCTATGCTCCTGACAAAAAAATTAGAGAGCATGGAATTTATGAGCCACAACCTATATATGTTCCAAATTTAATAGGTTGGAGTGAGCTAGTTGCTTTAATTTTGAATAAATACCCAGCAAGCCCAGATAGTAATCTTGATAATGGAACTGCTATAAATATTTATATTAAATCTGGCGACACAAGATCTGCTTGTTTAGCTGCAAATTATAGCACCGCATCTTCTCTTTCTTCTATAAATGATGCTTTTGCCTCAACAACAGCTCAATCATTAAGTGTAGATTTATCTTCATATTCCGGTAAATGGCTTCAGTACAAGGTGGAATTAATCACATCTTCTAAAAATCTTACACCTGAATTGCTTTCTGTTGCATTAACTTATAATGCATCACAGGGAAGTTATTTCTTTACCAGAATATTTGACACAGAAAACTATGATTCAGCAATTCCAAAAATTAAAAGAGGTTTGCTTACCTCTAATGAATTAAAGAATAATGGAAGTATAGTTTACGGATATACAACAACCGATGCTGCAAATGAAACATTTAACTTTGATAATTACACAATAATTACCCCTAACAAAACATTTGAATTATCAGAAGCATCGAGCAAAATTAGATTTGGTATATTGCTTACTTCTACAACCAGCACTCCGTCTATAGTGTATGATTTTGCCGTACAACTTGATATAGGAGATGCTAATATCAAATTTATGCCTGAGTTGTAGCTAATAAATGTCTAATAGAACAAGTTTATATAAATTTTTATATTCCCAATTTGGAGATATATGGTATCCTGGTTACGATTATGAAAACATGCTGACTGTAGAAAGTCAGTTTTCAGGATTGTATTCATTCATAAAGCCTGGAATATTTTCAGGTTGGGATATAACTAAGCTTGCAGACAATAGAGCAGATCAACTCCTTTTGCTTGATGGATATAATGCAAATTCAAATAGTGAATATGGCGTAAAGATACAAGAACTAAATTTTGAATTTAGTATCACTGTTAAAGCTGCAACAACTTCTAACATAGTTCTTTCAGGAGGACAAACTATTGATGGAGTGGCAATATCAACTGGAGATATTGTACTTGTTAAAAATCAATCTACTGCTGCTAACAATGGAGTTTATGTAGCAAGTTCTTCTGCTTGGTCAAGACATAGCAGCTTAAATTCTTCTTCTGATTACAATTCAAACTTTATCATCTATGCGACTTCTGGCCTAACTAATGAAAAAACATTATGGATCGGTGCAGTTACAAGTGAAAATTTTACTCTTGGGTCTAGTAATTTATATTTTGACAATGCATTTAAACAGTGTGTAAAAGTATCTACTGGAAGAGGCATTGTTTCTAAATTTTCAGCTAAGACAGAAAAAGTTTACTATTTTAGATACACCTCAACTAACACATATTTTGCTTGGGCTGAACCTGGACTGTCAACTTTAAAGGATGAATATTGTAATATAACATCCCCGCAAGTTCCAGATGAAAAATATGATTCATATAATGAAGCAACATATTTAGCTTCTATTATTGTAGGGTCTGACACAACTTACAGTGATATTAAAATTGTATCTGATATTCTTTACACAGAAAAAAGGAATCAAATAAGTTCAGATCAAGGTGAGTTTCAAAAAAATTTACAACAAGCTTATCTTTCTCATAAACATTTAGGCGGAAGTAATCCAGAGCAAATTAACCTTCAAAATTATGTGTATCTGAAAGCATTTAATTATGATAACTTTGAAAATAATTTTGGCTCTTCGATATTTGTTCTTAGGTCTTTAGATGGATCTTTATTTATAGAAACATTAAATAATTATGGAAGCCCTATTGTTTCTCTTGATGGAACAGAACTAGATCAAAGTGAATATTCATTTGATTCAACAAGCGGATATTTAAGACTTTTCTTAAAAACAAGCATAAAGTCAACATCTTCTTTGTTTGTCATCCTTCCAAAAGCAAAAAGAGTTGCATTAATAGCAATCAATGCTTCATTACAAAAACTCACATCATCACTAACACTTGAATCATATGTATTGCTTTCTGATGGAAATATTACTCAAAAGATAAATGATGATAGCTCTATTTCAGATATATATTCAAGATTTGTTTGGTCAAATTATAAGTATAGAGACGCTAAAGTTTATTTAGATGGAGTCTTAGTTTCAAGTCAGCATTACAATATTAATCCTAGTTCTGGCACAATTTACATAAACAGATCGCTTCCTAATTATGATGATTATAATTTTGAAGATCTCGTAGTTTATGTTGATGAAAATTTTGATGAAGTTTCTGGATTATTAAATAATAACAATATTGATAACTTAGATGCATCACAAATAATTTCTGGAAAAGTAAGTCTAAACAATCTTAAACTTTATCACTCATCCAGAAATAGATATAAAGAGCAATTAACTTTTATCCCTGAAAAGTATTTGATATCAGGAATTGGCAGAACAATTCTTTATCCATACAATACATCTTCAAGCTTGCAGTTTTCAGATTCAATCTCAAAAATTTATGAATCAAATAATATAAATTCAAATTTAAGTTATGTATATGCTTCAAGTAATAGAGGATTACATTTACTTAACAAGATAAATAATTTGTCTATATTTGATCTAAATTGGAATAATGATTTAGGTAAAATTAAAGAAATTTTAGATGAAAATTATTTAGGATCTAATTATTTCAAAAAAACTTATTTACTTACATATGATGGAAACATTTACATCAAGAATGCAAGTAGCGTAAATAAAGTAAAACTTCCAACAAATTTAGCTGGACTGGCTCTTACATCATCAAGTTTATATGCTTCTACCGACAAATTGCAGCTAGGATCTGGTTCTGCAACAACATATGCTTGTAGAAGTTTTATCTACACTGGCAATTTAGGTGGTGTTTATTATGCAATTATTGAAGACAATCAAGTAGAAAATCAATGGACATGGAATGAAGTTTCAAGCATAAAAAATTCATCAGGAGCTATTGAAAACTTTTTTGATAATGTTGCAGATGTTAAAGAAATTTCAACCCTTAACACTGATTTTGTAGACGGTGACATTGATTTATTAAGTACAGATAGAAAAATTTATGTAGCAAGTACGGGTAATACTAGCAAAGGTTTATATTCTGGAACTTATGCTGGAATAAGTAAAGTATTTGATCAAGCTGTCAAAGGTATTTATGTAGTATCAGATGGCACGGATAATCTAAATAAAAACAGCTTAATTTGGTGGACGGACTATGCTGCTTATATTAGTCATTCTGCTTATTACACTGAAGATACGAATGGTAAAAGATGGACACTACCTCTTTCCTCAACAGCAAGCACAACAAATATTTTAGCAGCAACTACAAAAAAATTATTTGCCTCTTACTCTTCAATTAGTTCACCACACACCCTTACATATTATCCTTATGAAGAAGAAGGATTGGGAACAGTTAGTGCAAGCGGTTCAACAACAATAGTTAATGGTAATCTGACAAAGTTTACAGATTATGTTGGAATTGCTGTTAGTATTGGTATTGGAGCAACATCACAAACTACTGTTTCTCAATGGTATGCTATATCATCAATTGAAGCTGATAATAAAATAAATCTATCTCAAATATACTCTGGTGCTTCAATTGCCAACACTTCTTATGTAATTTCTTTATTAAAATCAGCATTCACTGTTGATGATTACACTTTCTCATCATTTGGTAGTTCTCAAACAGCCTTAGTAAAAAATCAAATAGACAAAAAAGAAAATGGTGTTTATTATGTTAGCACTTTAGGTTCAGCAAGCACAAATTGGGAACTTACTAGAGTTACTAATATTGGAACAACAGCAAATTCAAAACTTAGTATTATTAATGGGACTAAAAATCAACAAAGCATATGGTTCTTTGATCCATTTGTAAATTCTGTTAGTTTTGGGTCTACTACTCTCAATTACTATCCATATATATTAAAAATATATCAGAATTCAACTCCAGTAGGTTCAGCTTCATCATCAATAGTAAATTGCGTTACACAAAGAAAATATAAAACCTCAAATGGAAATGAATACTTAATTGGACACAGCAACGGTATAGCTCGTGTTGTTGATGTAAAACAAAGTGGAGATAATACAACATATGAAGAACTTTATTGGGAAAATAGTAATCAAGGTTCTGTGCAGTCAATTTATTCTTATGATGATGAGACTAACTACGGGAAGACAATCGTTGCAACAAATTATGGATTATTCATTGCAACTAATCTACTCTGGGATATATCGAATAGCCCATCTGCATTAAGCTCAACAAATTATAAGTGGACCAGAAGTAATAATTTATTTTCAAATAATGATGTGGACTTTACTGTATTCAATAAAGACTATCAACCTATCACTCAGTTTTCAATAAATGATCAATATCAGATTGTAAATGTTGGAACAAGCTATGTACCAGGTCAACAATTATTCTTTGAAAATTCTTTTACCAAATTTACAACTAATCCTTGGTATCCTGTAAATAATATACCAAACAATGAGAAAACAAGGGTTATGGCGTATATCAATGATTTGCCAACTCAAATACCTTTCTATACAAATTCATCTGATGGAGTTGTAAATTTCACAAAGTCTGTTGGTAAAGATAATTCCAATAATGTAACTTTAACAATTTCTAAAGATAATGCTAATAACGATTATGGAACAAAACCTCATAGTGCTATCTTCCAACCATTAGCAAAATCATACAATTCAATTTCTGTTTTAGTTAATTCTGTTAGTGGCGGGGATTCTGTAATTTATGTTAGTAATCAGATTTTAACAGATACCAAATTCTTATTACTTAAGAATCAGACAAATAATTCTGAAATTGTTTACATCAAGTCAATAGATAATAGTGTTTACCCAATCCAAGTAACATTACATTATGAACTTAAATCTGTATTTTCTGCTGGTTCATTAATTCACAAAGTTAACGATGATGTATTATCTAACTTGGAAGATGATTTGTATTTTGCCCATGCTCAGACAAGATATTATCAATCATCAAATGAAGCATCAAATATATTAAATTTATCTAATAAAATTAAGTCGGGCATATCCACAGTGTTTGATTGGGCCTCTCCGGTTATCACTCAAACAGATACTAGAGGATTGAAAGAAACTATCAGGGTTCAGAATTTTATTACTGATTCATTATTTGATTCCACAAATTCTGATTACAAAAATAGAACTCAATTAGTACCATCTTTATCTGATATTGAAATTGATCCGGTATTGATCAAAAGTTCTTCCGATATCAATAAAACAGGTACAGGTTCAAGAATTGCAACTAATAAAGGTATCTGGAAATATGATTCTGGATACTGGATGTTAGAAAATAAACTAGATATTGGATATGATGTTAATTATCTTAAATACAATGCCTCTCTTGAACTACTAGCTGGAACTTCAAATGGATTGTGGAAGCTTGTAAATAGTACTTGGACAAAACAAAATTCTTTTGAACATAAGCAGAATGATTTTCTTACTGGCTTTTTAGATGGAGAATTGTTTGAGGCTTATGCTAGTTCAAATGGTTTATCATTACATTTGACCACTTCACAAAAAATATTCAAATCAGACTACTTGAAAATTTCTCAAGGCAAATCCATCAATGGCTTGTTTTTAGATTCTTACAATAAAGTAGTCAACGGTGTTCTAAGTACTAAGAGTGTGTTGCATGCATGTGGTGATGACGGATACTTTACTTTAGTTAAAACAAATCAAACATCTACTTTCTCATCATTCTTGCAGTCTAGAAAAATGTTTGCTTCTGGAAATCCTCAAGGTGTAACAACCTACTATAAGAGCTTTGTCCCTTATAGCATTCCTTCAGTTCCGTCAAGATCTTTATTTGCTAATTCATTATTTATTCTTACTGATGATGGCATATTAAAAGTAAAAAACTGGAAATATTGTTATCCAGAGGATGTAAATTCAAGCGATTTCATCTTAGAAGAAAGATATTTGCGTGGAAGAAATTGTTTTAGTTATGCAATAGACACTGATGCTGGAATTGGACTCACGCTTGGAAAATCTAAGATCTATATTGGTACTGATAATGGTGTTTACAGATCTGTAAATGAAGGCAACAGTTTCTATAAAACTCAAAATATTGGAAGCAATCCTGTTTGTGTCTACGATCTAAAAGTTTTTGAATCTACATTCAATACCATAACTCAAAATGTCCTAGTAGCATTTACAGACAACGGAATTTGGTACACAATTGATGATGGAGATAATTGGTATAGGACTGGTACAAACACTGATGATTCTTTATCTCCAGTTACGTTCGCTAGTATTCCAACATTAGATGAAAAATTTATTCCTAGTGATGTTGGGACTACAGGTTACTTAGCGCAGTCATTCACTTCTTCATCAACAGCTAGTACAATTGATAAGGTTTCTGCTTATATAACAATAAGGCCACAAGACACGCTCTCTCCATCAACTTACAACAGCGCATTAATAAATAACACACTAACTGCATATGTGTATTCATTAGATGTTAATGGTCTTCCTGACACACAACTAGCTTCATCAAGTCCTGTTATTTCATCAGGAATAAATACTAGTGGTTTTACTTCTTTCTTGTTATCTAGCGCATTAGATATACCTGGCACTGGAGCTTCAAGTTTAGCTTTAGTAATCAAAGAAGTGACAAGTGCTGTTCCATTATTTAGATGGAAAAAATCTTCATTTGAAAATCCTTACACTTCTGGTAAATCTTTGTATAGCGCAAATGATATTACTTGGAGTGGAATTAATACAAGCTTTGATTTCTTCTTCAAGGTTCATTACGATAATAATTTTGCACCTACTGAAACTATCACTGTAATAGGAAACAATGATAATACAGAAGTTAATTGGGAGCTTGGAGAATACACTGGTCTTGTTGTAAATGATGATGGGTATCTTAAGCTTGATTCTAAATTTGTATCTCCAATTGTATTTGATGACTCTCAATCAATGTCAAAATTGCTTTCAGATAATGATTACAAGATAAAGTTTAATAGCATTGTTGATACATTAACATCTAGAGTAAGAAAGACCGTTACCTCATATACAAGTCCTGGTGATACATACAATAATGATTTCAATTTGTATGATTTATGGTCATTTGGTACATCAGTAAAACATGTAAGCTCGACAGGCTTCACAGGATCAGGAACGGCAATTACAAACGGAATTACAAATTTACGTTTGGAAGGCACTAAATCTGAACTGTTTAACACAGTAAATATAGCGTCTACTGGATTAGAAAAGCAATCTGTCAAAGATTTATGTGAAACTGAATCCTCTTCAACTAATCAATCTAGACTAACAATTATAAGAGATTATTTAGCAGAAAATAGTCTTCTAAGATTGTCCGACATAAAAGATAAATATAAAAACTTGAGTGGATTACAAGTCACTCTTAGTCCAAAAACAGGATCAAGTACCGGAACTACATTGGTATTTTCTGTTGATGATTCTAATACATTTACATGGACATCTTCTCTTTATCCATATGCTGAAGTAGTAAAAAATAATACAGTTTTAAATTCAGGCTATACTTTACTTCCAACAACAGGGCAAGTATCATTTTCTACCCCTATTATTTCATCAGACGAAGTTGTTTTAAATTTGAGAGAAGACTGGGACGGCACAATAGATACAATTCCCTCAAATACCAGTGCTTCAGAATATATGCTTGATAAATGGGCTAAATCTTTTATTCCTGTCATGTTTGTTGTTTCTGATGGGGACAACATTTCATCCGATACAACAGATGTAATAAAAAATATCAAATACAGTTGGAGCGGATTAGGATCAAAATTTATTTATCTAAATCCCGATAGATGTGGCGATAGAGATAATTTAAGATTACTTGATCAAAGTTATGATTCATTATATTTTGATGTAAATTCAAATTCAGCTTGGGATAGTTCTTTGGATTCTTTAATACATGGTGGAAATAACAATTTATTTTCTGCTAAATGGACAAGAAATATTGAATTCACTTCAGCAAAATACTTAAAATCTATAACCACAGAATTCGTTTCTTCTATTGGGCAAAGTGTAGATAGTTCTGTTTTGGTTGAATTCAGATACTCAACAGATAAAAATACATTCACTGATTGGGCATCCTTTTCAACTACATATAATTTAAATAAAGAAGTAACTAATCTCGATTTTAAAATTACACTCAAAGAAGGATGGAACTACCATAATTCTTCAAGAGTAGTACCTTATGTCAAAAAGCTTTACTATACAGAAGTTTCTCCTGCTATAAATTATTTGTATTCAGATCCAATATTAAATCCAAATAATATCCTAGAATACATTCTTGGCACAGATTACACTGATTTTGACAAGGCTAAATTGACATGGGGTATATGTCAAGGAGATTCTACTAATTGGAACGATTACGAAGAAATTCTTTCATATAAAAATGGAATTTTAGCGAATAGACAACAATCATATAAATATACAAATCCAGTAATTTATGATTCTTTAGTTGCATTAAAATCTCTAGAAAATGACTACAATTACATAATTTATTTTAATGGAAATAAATTTACTTGGGATATTATTGATTCAGTTGAAGTGACTGTTAATAACACAATTTTGCCCTCAACAAGTTACAGAACTGACAATGTAAATGGGAATATTGTATTCACTAATCCAATTTCTTCAGGCAACACTGTAAATGTCAAGATTACAAAACCCAAATCAAGGTATGAATCTTATGGAGAGGGAACAGTCACCTCTGATTATGTCACTTACTTTGTTGTAAACGGAAGATGGCCAAATGACTCTAAAGTTGTTGTATTAGTAGACAATGTAATACAAAGAAACAATTACAAAGTTGAAAGAGAATCTGGATCTATTATATTTGATAAAAAGCAAAATTCAAATTCTAAAATAACCGCATCTATCTTTGGCTCAGATTATTATAGAATTGGATTGAAAGTGGAAGATTACAATTCTTCATCTTCAAAAGTTTATAATTTTGGATTTACCAAAAATACAATACCAAACTCTGATATTATCTTTAAACTCAATCAAACTCCTATTCCGAGCATAAAAACAAACTCATTTCAAATCAACTCAGAAGAAAAATATGTAAGCATAGGATCTTCTAATCAAGTTTCTATAAGTTCTAGAATGTATCTTGATTATGCATTTGAATCTGACATCAATGCGAAAGAATTCTATCCAAGAACTAAATGGTATAGATCTAGAACTTCTGGAATATTGACTACCACCATAGAATTAGATTCTAGTCCAAATTACAGAAACAGAATAGTACAGAAAAAATCTGATTTATTTGAGAATAATAACTATTTTATTGAGAACGATATTATATATGCAACAATTGAGCCATATGATTCAATAGACTATGGCATAATATATACAACAGAAGATATAATTTTAAAAGATATACCCGCTCCTTATGTTTATGATGTTCAAATTAAATCATTATTAAATATAAATAATAATACAATTCAATCTTTATCACAACTTGATGCTTATTATGTTTTCAATAATTCAAATTTTGGTACAGATCAGTCAATAGTTGAATGGTATGAGTGGACTAATGGGAAAACTAGTAAAATAATAGAAGGAAATATATTAAATTATTCCTATGTAACAAGCGGTAAAGCTTTCTCATTCAAAGTCACCCCCTATAATGGACAAACCTATGGAATTCCTATCGAAAGCAGCATTATTCATATCCTATAAAAGGAAATGTATTTCTGAAAAATTGAATAATATTCTGTATTGGAGAAAAAAAATGGAAAAAATACAGTTCATTCCAGAAGAAGACTTGAAAGTTGTTTCAGTTCCTTTTCAATCTTTATCACAAACTCAAAATTGGGGATTAAGTGCAGCCATGGTAAGTGATGCATGGAAATTCACTAAAGGCGAAGGTGTAAAAATTGCTATTTTGGACACCGGAATTTGCCAACATGTAGATCTTGAAGGACAATGGAAAGAGGCATTTAATTGTTCAAACAATGATTCTTGGGAAGATAAAAATAGCGGTCATGGAACTCATGTAGCTGGAATTATTGCAGCCACAGATAATGATTTTGGTGTTGTTGGTATTGCTCCAAATTGTTTAATATATCCTATCAAAGTTTTAGATAATGATGGTTCTGGAAGCTATGAAGCTATTATAAATGGTATCAAAAAAGCAATGGAATTAGATGTTGATATTATTAACATGTCATTAGGTAGTCCGAGTGAACCTCCACAGTCTTTGTATGATGTTGTTAAGCAAGCTACCGATAAGGGCATTATTATTATTGCTGCAGCTGGGAATGATTCAGCTAATGTTAATTTTCCAGCTAGATATGATGAAGTGATTGCTGTTGCTGCATTGGATGAACATGGCAAAATGGCTAAATTTTCTTCAAGAGGACAGCAAGTGGATTCAGTTGCTCCCGGTGTTGATATGTATTCCACTTATTTGAATAATGAGTATTGCAAAATGTCTGGTACAAGTCAAGCAGCTCCTTTTGTTGCTGGAATTTGTGCATTGATAATTTCATTACTCAAGAAGCAAAATGAAGTTCGTAAAATTGAAAATTATATTGATATGCTTTTAGCTTTAGATAATATTTCCGAATTTGGATCTTATCTTCAAACTGGAAATATTATTGAAGGAGATCAAACTAATTGGGGATTTGGTGTTCCTAAATTTTGCAATGTTGATTGGAATAAGATTACTGAGAAAAATCAGTAACATTTCAAGAGCTTAGAGATAAATAAAAAAATGAACTTCAGCTCTTCTTTATTATTAAAGAGGTGAAGTATGAATAAAAAATTTTTTGTTTCATGTTTGATTGGCTTACTATTATTAATCTTTGCATATTTTCAACCATATAAAATAATAGTAGTTTTGGGTAATTCAATGTATCCAACGCTAAAGAATGGCCAGATTGTGTTGGCAAAAAAAGTCACTAAGTTTGAAAAGGGAGATATTGTAGTATTCAGAAATGATTTTGAAGAAATCGTTATCAAAAGAATATTATTTATGCCAGAAGAATATTATTATTATTTTATTCTTGAAAGTAATCCTTACTACGCTGAATTAATTTATGATAATTCCTATAGAACAATGCTAAAGTTCTATCATATTCATGGTGATAATATTTTTGAGCATAAAATACCTAAGGATGAATATTACGTAGTGGGTGATAATCATAGTAATTCAGATGATAGCAGAAGGTTTGGACCAATTTACAAAGAACAGTTAATGTACAAAGTGATAAAATGAATTTCAAGTTAGACGTAAATTATTTAGACCTACTTATTAAAGAGGCACAAGCTCCTGTTTCTGATGACCCCATTAAAAAAACAATACAGCGGGGTCTTCAGTCTTCTTGCTCTATTTATTGTAAATCTAGTGGAAAGCAATGGTCAGGAAGTGGATTTCACGTTGGGGAAGGCTTGATTATTACCGCTGGACATGTAGTTCCTTTAGATGAAACAATTACAGAAATAAATGTTACTTTTGATAATCAATCATTTTTTCCCGCAAAATTTATAGCCTCCAACCCTGATATTGATACAGGATCAATATATTGTGAATCTGCTAAATCGTTCCCAAAGCTTGAATTTGGAGATAGTAGCGGTTTAGAGTTAGGTGATATTGTAGTTGTAATTGGATCTCCAGAAGGCTTTCACGACACTGCCACTGTTGGTAGAGTATCAAATATTCATCAAACATTAGGAGATCAAGCTCCTTCAAAAGCTTGGCAAGATATCATTTTTATTGATGCAGATATTTTAGAGGGGTCATCAGGTGGAATGGTGTTAGGAATTGATGGTTTAGTTTATGGTATTGTCATGGGTGTAACTGGACAGCATTCAGACATTGGTATTGGGGAAAATTCAATTAGCCCATCCAATAAGATTGTAGATTTCATTTCTAAATTAGTATAATGTTCTTATGCCTAGTCCTTATGAAATTCTTGGTTTAAACAATGCTGCGTCTGTTGATGAAGTAAAAAAGAAATACAGAAAGCTAGCAAAGCAATATCATCCTGACGTTAATAAAGAAGATGGCGCTGAAGAAAAGTTCAAACAAATCAGCCAAGCTTATGAGGATATTGTTAATCCTAAACAAGATTTACACCCAAACATTGATGCAGATTTTTTTAGAAATCAGTCTGCAATCAACAACTTTAGAAGATCCCTCAATACCCCAATCACACATAGAATTTTTATTAATTTAGAAGAAGCTTTTTCTGATGTAGATAAATTAATAGAATATGAAAGAATTATTCCATGCTTTCAATGTTCAGGAAAATGTGGTACTGGATCAATGAATGTTTGCCCTCAATGTATGGGCACTGGTGAAAAGTTTATTACACAGCAAATGGGATTTATGTATATCAAACATTATGCTGGTCCTTGTGATTATTGTAAAGGCAGGGGAGAAAGACCTGAAAATTTCTGCAATACATGCGAAGGTTCAGGTTTTAGAAAAATTATTGAAAGCTTTAATTTTACTGTAAAACGTGGACAGTGCTTTAAAGGAATGATACTTGAAAATAAGGGTAATTATGGAGATATATTCCAAAGCCCAGGATCCCTAATTGTTGAAATTATCGTAAATAATAAAGATAATTATTCATACGATCAATCTTTGAATATATTACATGATTTTTATGTAGATCCAATAAAAGCAATTGTAGAACCAGAATTCAAATATAAACATCCTGATGGTAGAACATTGAATATGAAATTTTCAAGTAGCATAAAAAGTAATTATGTTCATATAGTTAAAGGCAAGGGATTACCAAAAGATAGTGTAAATTCTGCTGATCTTCATATCAAGTTTTTGTATAACTTACCTAAAGATATTGATGAAAATGAAAAAAACATTCTCAATTCTTACATTGAATCGAGAAAAGGAAGAGGTCTATTATGAGTATGATTAAGAGAGCTACCGGTAAGATTGAAAAGTTTACCGATGCTGAAGGCCATGAAGTTGAAGCTGATGCAAATGTTGTTTGGGCTGATGAGAAGCAAGAAGAACCCAAAGTTAAGGATTCTTTAGATATCCCTTCTGTCACTGATATTGAAATTGATATCAATTCAACTGATGAAGATGATAGTGTTATAGCTAAGGATTGCTAAATGGAAAAGCTTTTAGGTTTCTTGAATACAGCAACAGGAGAATTAGTAGGTCTTCTTTTAGTTTGTATTGTTGGAATGTTTGCTTTGTATCATCTAGCAAAATCTGGAACAGAAACAAAAGGTGCATTGAACACCTTGCAAATGATTAAGATTGTTCTTCGTAGTAAGTTGGGTGAAAAAGCTGATCAAATTTTAGATATCTGGATTAAGGGTCTTGAATTAATCCAGGATGGTGAATTTTCCTCAGATGATGCTGTTGATCAATTTGTAAGGTATGTCAGGCTTGGTGCTGCTGAAAAGGGCATTGAATTGTCTGATGAAGATGTAGAAAAAATCAATATACTTGTTTTATCTACATTAGAAACATTTACAGGCAAGAAGCCAAAGCAGATTCAAACAGTAGTAAATAAATTCAACGCTATGAATAATAGATAATTTCTTTATTTTTTTATCTTACAACCATTTTGTTGACCTCAACAAAATGGTTGTTTTTATTAATGGTATAATCACAAAATGATAGAAGTTCATGTATACAATGATCGATGTAAAATCATCAATCTTGAAGATTCTATGGGCAAGCTTTCTTACCCAATCCAAGAAGCTGTTAAGAATGAGCTTTCATATGTCGTCCCGTCTGCTGAATGGTCTGCTAAATTTAAGACAGGTTTATGGGATGGAAAAATTACACTCTATCAAAAAAGAGACCAATCTTTTCCTACAGGCTTATCACTTAGAATATGTAAGCTTTTTGATGAATTAAAGGTCAAATATGATTTTATTGACAAAAGAGTCAAGCCACCTAAGAATTACCCATTAGAATGTGATTTTCAAGGTAAGATTTTGCGTGATTATCAGAAGTTTTCCGGAGATATAGCATTTAAAAATCAAAGAGGTATGCTGGCTCTAGCAACTGGAGCTGGCAAGACTATGACATCTTGCTATATATTTGCAAAACTTAAAGTTAAGCCAGTTGTTTTTATTGTCCCGGCTATTGAATTATTAAAGCAAACACAAAAAGAATTTGAAAAATATTTAAGGTTAAATAATGAACCAGTTAAAGTTGGAATGGCAGGTGGTGGTGTTTGCGATCTCAATATGGATGGCATCAATGTTATTACCTATCAGACTGCTTTAAACGCTTTTGATAAAAAATATCTTGAAGGCTCTAATAAAATTGTTCAAGATGCTGGAGAAGGCAGTAAATCTACCGCATTACTTCAAAGCGAATTAGAAAAATCAATCTTAGCTTTGAAAAAATCAACACAAATTGCTCATGGTAAATTAGCCGACCTTAGATATAAAGCTGAAACTGCTGAATCTTCTTCTAATAAAGATGCTGTAACCCTTCGCAAACAATATGAAAAAGAAGTTTCAAATCTAACAAAATCTGAAAATTTAGCATACAAAAAAGCTCAAATTGCTTGGGATAATAGACAACATATGCTTCTACAAAAATCTCAAGTTAGAAGTGTAATTCAAAATTGCAATGCTCTTATAATAGACGAAGCTCATGTTGCCGCTGAAGTAACAGAAGAAATTGGTAATCAAGCAAAAAATAGTTTTTATAGACTTGGATTATCTGCTACTCCTTTCCGCACCGACAATCAAGAAATTAGAATTGAAGGAACTATGGGAGGCAAAATTGTTGAAGTCAGCGCTAGTGATTTAATTGAACAAGGATATCTAGTTCCACCAAAAATATTCATGTGTTCTATACATACTAATGAAAGTGCTCAAACATATCATGAAGTTTACAATCTTAATATAATAAATTGCTGGGAAAGAAACTTCAGAATTAAGCAATTTGCTGAAGCTTTCAAACAAAAGGGAGTTCCGACATTAATACTTGTTGAAAGAAGAGAACATGGTTTTCTTTTAGAGGGAATGATAGAGGATGCTGTGTTTGTGCCTGGTGGTGATAAAGGGCATGACGACCCAACTGATGAAGAAAAAAATTATAGAAGAAGAATGCTCAATGCTGTTGAAAATAATGAAGTTATTTTAATAGCAACTCAATGGGCAAATGTGGGGGTAGATGCACCTAAAATATCTTGTTTGGTGTTAGCTGGTACAAATCAATCACCAGTTACTACATATCAACAAGTGGGAAGAGTTTTGCGTTGTGTAGGTAAAGATGTTCAGGATTCAATAAAAAACGGCAAACCTGAAGCCATTATAATTGACTTTTCATCAAACCATAAAAATTTGAAAAGTCATTCGAATATGAGAAAGAAAGTATATAAAAATGAGAGAGCTTGGAAGTTTTTTGAAATAAAATAATCTACTTCATTGTAGATTATATTTTATTTTATAATTCTACTTTGAATATAAGACTGATCATTTCTGTCATCATATTTTCAAATTCTTGAAGCAAGTTTCTCATAATGTCTCCTTTCAACAAAAAAACCACTAACTTACCGTCAGTGGTTATGTAAAGATTATACCATAAAGTGTTCTAATGTACCTGTGCAAATTCTTTTTTTATAAGAATCAGTTTTATTTTTAGCTGGTAGGAGGGGTAAAAATATGTTTCATCAAACTGTAGTTGGAAAGCCTAAGAATTGCCTTAACAGGAATTGTAAAAATCAATTTTCAAAAGATTCACATTTAGGATGGCTACCTAAGTCAGAAGTTGAAGTTTATGCTATTATGAGATGTTTAAAATGTAAAGACACATTTGCTGTTGTTCAGTTAAACTCAATGGCTCACGATTATAGAAATAATCTCCCATTTAATTCATCCAATCAAATATCTACAAGCCCTATCACAAAAAAAGAAACAATAAGCTTTAGAAAAAAACTTGAAGACAAAGATGTTTTGAAAGAATTATTAGAAGGGTATGTTCCTGGAGGTACTGTCTTACCAGATGACTCAGAATAATGTATAAATGTTCTTATGAGTTATGCTATTGGAATTGATTTAGGAAGCACATTTAGTGTAGTTTCTTACGTAAATGACAATGATCAAGTTGAAGTTATTCCTAATGACTTGGGTGACAGAATTACTCCTAGCGTTGTATCATTTGGAGACGAAGTATATGTAGGGCAATATGCTGTTGATATGGAGCAGCATTTGCCCTATTCTCATACTATACGTGTTGTTAAGAGACATATGGGTACTAGCAAAAGGTTTAGTATCAATGAAAACTCTTATAGTCCTGAGCAAGTTTCATCTTACATCTTAAAATATCTTAAGGGTTGTGCTGAAAGATATCTTGGATCAGAAGTGAATGAAGCTGTAATCACTGTACCAGCTTATTTTAATAATGATCAAAGAAAAGCAACTAAAACTGCTGGTGAGCTTTCTGGTCTCAAGGTACTACGAATTATTAATGAGCCAACAGCTGCATCATTAGCATATGGATTGGATAAGAAAAATGATGCAACCATTCTTGTTTACGACTTAGGTGGAGGTACATTTGATGTAACTTTGCTCAAGTTGATGGATGGAGTAGATTTCCATGTTCAATCAACATCAGGTAATACTGCTCTTGGTGGTGTTGATTTTGATAAAGAATTGTCAGATATTATTTTAAATCAATTCATAAAAGATAATGAATTGAATTTTGAGGCTGACGATAATACAAGGCAGAGATTGAGAGACTGTGCTGAAAAAGTAAAGAAACAGCTTTCCTCTATGCAAAAAGCTAATGCAATTATCAGCAATTTTACTTACCATAACAACAAGCCTTTAAATCTAAATGTAACTATTACAAGAGAAGTTTTTGAGCAATCTATCAAGCACTATATTGATAAAACTATGACGTGTGTTAATGAAGCCTTGAGAGATGCAAACATTAAGTCAGACAAAATAGATGAAGTTGTTTTTGTTGGTGGTAGTACTAGAATCCCACTTATCGAAAGAGTAATTGAAGAAAAATTTGGAAAAAGGCCAAACAAAACAATTAACCCTGATGAGGCTGTTTCAGTAGGCGCAGCAATCCAAGCATCATTATTGACGGGAAATACAAGTAGAGAGATTTATTTGCTTGATGTTTGCCCGTTATCATTGGGTGTAGAAACTCAAGGTGACATCATGAGTGTGTTAATACCAAGAAACACTCAAGTACCGGCAGTTGTCAATGAATGCTTTACAACTGCTTTTGATAATCAAGCAACTGTAGATGTCAAGATTTATCAAGGAGAAAGACCCAAGACAATTGATAATTTGTGTCTTGGTGAATTTAAGCTTGATGGCATAGAAAAAAAGCCTAGAGGACTGCCAAAAATTGAAGTGATATTTAAGATTGATGCCAATGGTATACTTTCAGTCATAGCTCAAGATCTTGGCACAGGAGTAGCAAAAGATATTGAGATTACAGGGCAGGCATCACTATCAAATGAAGAAATTTCAAAAATTATTGATGACGCACAAAAACACAAAGAAGAAGATGAGTTTTTTAGAAAAATCACAAATAGGCAAGATTGTCTTTATGATTGTAATATTCAAATTGAGGAACTTCTTAGAACTAAAATTTTAGACAATCAAGATACATTAGATTTGATAGATCTTAAAAATTCTATTGAAAATGATTTGAAAAGCCAAAATATTGAATTACTGTCGAGTCTTTTGGAATCAGCAAAAGAAACAATCAAAGAGAAATCACAAAAAGTATACGCTAATGCTAAAAAAAATCTTGGTTAGTGAAAAATATCAGAAGTATGGATTATATGCGAGTATAGCCTGTACCATTCACTGCACAATACTTCCATTTTTCTTAATATTTGTTCCTACTATTGGAATGACATTATTTATAAATGATATATTTGAATGGATTTTACTTACAATTTCTCTCATAATAAATCTAACAACTATTTGCTATGGGTATATTAAACACAAATCCCTAAAAGCTGTTACATTTTTAGGGATTGGAATCATATTAATACTTACCGCTTATCTTCTAAATAAACATAATCATCAGCACTTTGAATTTAATTTATATAATTTATTCATCATTCTTGGTGGAGTATTAATTTGTGTTTCTAATTATTTGAATCATAAATTATGTACAAAGTGTAAGAAATGTTCAATCAATCATGACTAATATTAACTCAAACAATCTTCAACAAGGAGACAATTATGAATTGCTCCACATTTATATTGATAGCTTAGCGATAAATGCCGAAAATCGCTCTTTTGTTGTGCTGTCATGCCAAGATTTACAAACTGCCATAGAAGTAAATTCTTATGAGGCTAGTATGTTAGCTTTTGTGATGAAAGATTATCATAAAAATTCACATATACAAACCATACACCAAGTGTTATTGCGATTATGTAATTTTTATAACTCAAAAGTAGAAGAAATTACTATTGAGAGTAAAGTGGGAGATTTGATTTATTGTTCTGTAAAATTTGTAGATAAAAATCTAAATAATTACTTTACAATTTTGTCTTTGTGCGATGGAATAATACTCTCCATATTATCCCAAATTGACTTGAAAATTATCAGAGGTGTTTGGGATAATATGGATTATGTTGATGAAGAATGGGACTTTGAAAACTATATCAACGAAGATTAGATGACGTAGCAGGTAAAGTCGAATTCAACAGAAAGAATACCAGTATTTACGGTAAAGTTTGTAGCATTGATGATTGCTTTTGATAAACCGATGCCTGGGATAAGTGATGACCAGCCAAATCCAGCAGATGAGTAGCCAGCAACTTCAAGGTTGAATGAAACATCATCACTTGATGCAAGGATTGTCTTACCAGCAACTTGGGTAGTAATACCAGCAAGTGTCTCAGAAGCATAGTTTGAACCTACAACAACAGCTCCCTTACCTTTACCTGAAACAGTGATGCCGTTGACACCAATGTGTGGGAATGGAGTACCAAACTTGTAGGAAATACCAGTACCACCAGGATAAAGAACAGATGCAAGAGTTGTACCGCCGTTACCTGTAAGCTTATATCCACCAGCTTGATCATTGAATGAATAAGGGTTGATAAAGTAGTTCTTTACAGTGTCAACGTTAACGTCAACAGTTGCTTCTTGAATGAAGTATTGTCTTGCACCAATTTTAGCTCTAAAGTCATAGAATCTAGCAACTCTGGTAGCACCAGATTGACCAACACCAGTTTGAGTTCCAACTACAGAAGGATCAAGTGATGGGTGCGGGTTGTTTGAATTCTCAACAAAGAATGATGGTGTTTGTAAATCTCCGTCTGACTCAAGAGTAATGGAAACGTTTCCGCCACCCTCATTGATTGAGATGCTCGCAGATTTAAGGATTGGAAGGCTTCTTTGTGTAGAAGTATCAATGATTTCATTGACCTTGTATGCTAATAAAGCTCTACCGTCAGCAGAAGCACCACCACCAATAAGGATAGGAGCTTGAATGCTGATAGTCTCGGTAACACCACCAAGGTCCATGATTCTCGTCTTAGGAGAACCAGTCATCATGACCTTAGGCGAGGCTTCCATACTAACATTTCTTGTCACGCTGTCAACAATATAAGATACTGCGACTCCACTTGTATAAATGTAAACAGCTTTATAAATACCAAGGATATCGTTATTTAAAGGCATTTTATCGACTCACTTTCAAAAGAATTTTCTTTTGTTTTTTATTATATTTTACTTTCTTTTTAACAATGCTTATTTCCTTCTAAACTAACTAAAAGTAAAAAGTCCGTTATTATTCATTGAAGCATCAGGTCTATTAATTCCTGTCCAAGAAGTATTTCTCCTTATGATTGAGGAAGTTAGTGGAATCTGTGCAGTTTTGAATACAGGATAAGGAAATGTAGCAATAAGTGGCCCAAATTCTAATCTCAAATTTTCTTGATACATCCATCCACCATGGACGTGAGATTCTAATTCAGCACCTTGTCTTAGCACTTCTGTAACTTGTCCACTCCATTTAGTAGACTGTACAGCAATTAGGCTAATTTGATCATACTGGGTGAAAGCGGCCCCAGCACCTTCCCAACCCATCAAAAAAACTGGGGTGACAAGTTCATTATCAACATTAACTTCAATAGATGAAGTTGTTCTCATTGATGATTCTTTTCTTGAAGCATTACAATCCGCCCATGATAATGCTCTTCCCATAATTTGAGTTGAATCATATGTAAAAACAGAAGCATCATGGCTATCTACCATACCGGTGAAAGAAATGGTAATCTTAACAGGCTGGTTTTCATCAGCAGTAATTTTAAGAGTGTTTATAATCACTGCATCAAGAGATATAAGCCTATTATTGTCAGTGGCATAATCATTTACTGTAGCAATCGTATGAGAAATAACGTGATTTGTGTCAATTCTCAAGACTGACATTGGCTTCGCTGCATGCATTAATAATGTTATTGCAGCAGGTTCAATAACATTATTTCTATCAACTCTTAGTGGAAATGTTATAGAGCCTTCAAATTTTTTAGCTCCAATATTGAAAATGGCATAAGCTGGACCACCTTGAATGTAATTTTTTACATCGCTTTCTTGTGTTTGATTAACGTCGCAATTTTCAACAACTAAATAATCACCATTCACACATATGCTTTTGATTAATAAGCCAGTTGCAAGTTCAGCTCTTCTAAGTATGCCTGGAAACATTTACCACCTTGAATCCTTCACTTCAAAAAAACTTTTGAAGCTAGATTGAATAACTCCATAAGCCTCCCAAGTATATTTGTGTTTACCAATTCTGGAAGGAGTCCATTGTTTGTAATATTCTCCCGTTGTTCCACTACCTTGAATTGTCTCAGAATTTCCAGATCCAGATGACACACCAAAAGTAAATGTGTAACCAATCCCACCTGGCTCTGTCATGTAGAATCTCAAACCTGTAGTTGATACAGCAATTCCTGATTCATCTTTTAGGTTGGCATAAATCTTAAGTGTAGTGCCTGTTAGATATTCATTATTTTTCATATATCATTCCTAATTATTGTCAACAGTTGATGTAATTGGATTTAATATTGATATGTAACTATTCAATGTAGCCCTTTTTACTGGAGACGATTTTTCTTCAACAACATAGCCAGAAATAGAATGCATACTATTTATTGAAGACTTAATAAATACCTTATTATCAATAGAAGCTTCAGATGTAATCCTTACTTCAATATTATGTAATTTTTCAATTTTTGATTCAATACTTGATAATGGCATAAGGTTTATTTCTTGAAATGATTTGTTTTTACTTACAAAAAAAGCTCAAGTTTCCTTGAGCTATAATTTGAAAATTTTATTTGCACCATCATCCCATTGAATAGTGATGCTTCCACCATTTGGAATAATGGGTATATTAGAACCAGTATCAAAATATGCTATCAATTCTTTTGTCGAATCTTTGAATAAAACAAATTGAGTTACAGTAGTTCCAGCAACCCCACTAAATGTAATATCACTAGCATCAGCAATACCAGAAGAAGGAGTGAGGGTTGTAATAGCATTAGATATTGCAACTGTCCCACCAACACTAGAAGTGTAAATATGATTAGCTAAATCGACTGTGTAGGATGATGATAGTAAAATTATCTTAAAACTATCATTAACCCAATCGATACTGCCTTTCAAAAATGAATTTCTAGCTGATGAATAAAGTGCGTTTGCCATTACAACCCCCTGATAGATTATTCTTCTGTATCTAGAAGATCAAAACTTTCTCCATTGCTTTCAATCAACACTACACTTTGTACAGAGTCGTTTGCATCAAGAGAGACAATTGTATTTGCTTGAGTTGCCTTTGATTTGTTTCTTAAGCTATCAAGGTTACATCTCATGATTTTGCCTTTGGATGTAAGAACAAGAATATCATCAGTGTCTTGCATAGCTAAAGCTGAAACAATTTTTCCAGTCTTTTCTCTCTTGCTTTGATTAATAGTTCTTTGACCCTTGACAGTCCTACCGGCTGTTGACCGATATTCAGAAGCAGAAGTCTTCTTACCCTTGCCCAATTCTGTTACCACAAGAATTGAAGGATCCTGATCACTGTCAATTGCCAATACAGCAGCTATATTATCATCATTTGAAAGAAGCATAGATCTGCTTCCTTGTCCATTTTTGCCAATACATCTGACAAGAGTTTCCTGATATCTTACTGCCATGCCCATAGCTGTTACGAGCATTACATCCTTATTTCCATCAGTAGTCATTACAAAGGAGAGTTTGTCACCTTCAGTAAGAGTAATGGCCTTCAATCCACGCTTCCTTAAGCTTGTGTCGTATTCACGGATTTCAGACCTCTTTATCAGGCCCTTATTCGTAACCATTACAAAATATCCATCGATATCAAGTGACTTGAGAGTAATTGTAGAAGAAACTAGTTCGCCTTCAACTAAATTCAATAGATTGTTTAGGTGTGTACCCTTAGATGTTCTGGATGCGATTGGAATTTCATATCCCTTTTTCTTAAGCAGATTACCTTGATTGGTAAAGAATAAGAATAAGTCATGAGTAGAACCAGAAAAAATATCTGCTGCTTCATCTTCTTCTCGTGATTTGACACCCATAACGCCCTTACCTCCACGATTTTGGGCTCGGAAAGTATCTAAAGGAACCCTTTTGATATATCCATCTCTCGTTAGAGAAACAATGATTTGTTCTTCTGCAATTAAATCTTCAATACTCATTTCATCAGCACTTGGAAGAAGTTCACATCTGCGATCATCACCAATTTTTTCTGCTAAATCAAGTTGCTCTTTTGAAATAAGCTTTAGCATTTTTGTATCTGATGACAATTTATCACTAAGCCAAACATTTCTCTTAGTAAGGCGATCGTGCTCTTCAGACATTGAGTTTGTATCAAGCTTTGTAAGATTTCCTAAGGTGATCTTAAGGACTGCATCTGCTTGCTCTTGAGATGATACAAATTCACTAGCAATTAAATTTTTAATTGCTATTTCACGATTGTCCGCTTCACGAATCAATTTAATTACTTGATCGATTTTAGATGTAATTCCAATAAGGCCATCAAGAATGTGAAGTCTGCGATTGTTCTTGTCTAGCTCTGCATTGAATTTTCTTGTCAAAACTTCTTTTCGATGATTGACAAATACTTCAACAAGCTTAATCATTGGAACATTTTCAACAACTCTTTTACCATTCATGAGAACAGTTGTGTTAACTGAAAAATTAGTTCTTAAGCTTGTGTGCTTTAAAAGAAGATTTAAAATCACATTTGAATTGGCGTTTTTTCCAACCCAAACTCGTACATCCATACCTTTCTTGTTTGAAAGGTTCTTAAGATTAGTGATTCCTTCAATCTTTTTAGATTCAACAAGCTCTTTGATTTCTCGACAAAAGCCTTCAGCGCTACCGCCATAAGGAAGTGCTACAACCTTGATATATTGAGAATTTTTCTCTTGTTCAATTGAGTAATAGCCTTCAATCTGAACACTTCCACGTCCAGCAGTAAAATAATTACGAATGCCTTGTGAGCCAATAATTTTACAGGGAACTGGAAAATCTGGCCCAGGCATAATCTCCAGAATTTCATCAATTGTAAGGTCGTTATTTTGAATCCAGGCATCAATAAGATTAGCCACTTCTCGATAGTTGTGAGGTGCCATTGACGTAGCCCAACCCACAGCAATACCACTGCAGCCATTTATAATAAGGTTAGGCACCAGAGATGGCAGAACGGTAGGCTCCATCAGCTCATCATTATAGTTAGAAATATAATCAACTACATGATCTGACAACTCATTGATCATTTGATCGCCAAACACAGAGAATTTAGCTTCTGTGTATCGCATCGCAGCCGGTTTGTCTTCAGGAGCGGGTGAGCCAAAGTTACCTTGTGGTGCAATCAAAGGGTAGCGCAATGACCAATCTTGAGCCATTCGGACAAGAGTTGGATAAACTACTGCTTCACCATGGGGATGATAGTTACCAGATACATCACCGCAAATCTTTGCACACTTCTTCGTCTTTCCTGTTGAGCGAAGATTTAGGTCATTCATTGCCACCATTGTCCTGCGTTGAGATGGCTTTAGGCCATCTCTTGCATCAGGTAATGCTCTATCTTCCATAACAGTAAAAGCATAGTTCGTGAAGCGCTCATCGATAAGCTCTACAAAGTCTTTATCAATTATGTAATCTTCAATGCTGTTGACCACAACATCTTCGTTTATATCTTTTGGTTTTCTTGCCATCAAATTTGCTCCAAACTTCTCTTTTCAGATTTCACAATAATATGCTCTTTTCTTGGGCCAACTTCACTACCCATTAAGACAGATAACATATTTGAAGAAGACTCTAAATCTTCTACATTCACCCTGATGATTTGTCGATTTCCAATTTCCATTGTAGTCCTACCAAGCTCATCAGCATCCATTTCGCCTAAGCCTTTGAATCTGGTTACCTCTATTTTATCACCGTATTTTTTGCGGTAAGTGTCCAGTTCTTCATTAGTGTGGATGTAAAATTTTTGGTTTTTGACATTGACACGATAAAGGGGTGGCTTAGCAATATAAAGATGCCCAGATGTGATTAGCGGTCGCATGAATCGATAGAAGAATGTCATCAACAACGCAGCAATGTGTGCTCCATCATCGTCAGCATCAGTCATGATGACAATTTTGCCATACCTCAAATCATTCAGGTTGAAGTCGTCTTTAATCCCTGTTCCAACTGCAGATATGATTGCTGCAACTTCTTCGTTAGCCATGAGTTTTGCATAATCATTTTTTTCAGGATTAATGATTTTTCCACGGATAGGCATAACTGCTTGAAATTCAGGATCTCTTCCACCCTTACATGATCCAGCAGCAGAATCTCCCTCAACAATATATAACTCAGTTGACATAGAATCTTCTGAGTTGCAGTCAGAAAGCTTTCCTGGGAGAGAGCCTGAACGACCCAAGAATCCTTGACGCTTGATAGATTCAGATGCTTTCTTCGCAGCAGCTCTTGCTTTAGCTGAACGTAATGCTCTTTCTGCAATCATCTTTACAATCGATGGATTTTTCTCAAAGAATTCAGTTAAGGCTTCAGAAAAAAGCTTGTTTACCACTCCTTCAATTTCTTGAGAGCCTAATTTTGCTTTAGTCTGGCCTTCAAATTGAGGCTGTGGAAGTCGCACAGATACTATAGCGACAATGCCTTCCCGAATGTCTTCACCAGTTAAATTGACATCTTTTTCTTTTAGAACGCTAGAAGATCGTGCAAATTGATTTACGATTCTTGTGATACATGTTTTGAAGCCACTAAGATGAGTGCCACCATCAGAGGTATGAATATTATTTGCATAGGTATAGATTGCTTCATCATCTTCTTCACCATATTGAAATGCGATTTGGACATTGACTTTTCCACTTTTATTATCAAAGAAAAATGGCTTAGATGGATATACATTTGAGCGAGTGGATGCTAAATAACCGACATAGTCAGAAATTCCGCCTTCAAAATAAAATTCTTCTTTAGTGTTAGTGTGCTCATTCTTATAGCAGATTTTTAAGCCACCATTTAAATATGCAGTTTCACGTAATCGACGAACAATAACTGTTTCATCGAATTGAATATTTTTCCAAGAATGATTAAACCAAGAATTGTATGCTTCTGAGTAAATTGCATCTTCATAATTCATCAACTTAAAGCATTGAATAAATGAATTTAAGTCAACAGGACTATTAATTAAAGCTTTACGCCACTTACCAGAACACTCAGCAAACATTTCATCAATTTCGAAGTCATCAACAAGAACTTCACGGAAGGCATCTTCGACAGCAAACTGACCAAATATATTATGGTCTGGAGTAAATGAAATTTTTGTACCAGTAGAAGTTGATGTGCCTATTTCTCTTACAGCAGAAACGGGAATTCCACGTTCAAAAGATAATTGATACTTCTTCTTTTCACGGCTGACTTCTACATCAAGATTTACAGAAAGAAAGTTTACACATGAAGCACCAACACCATGAAGGCCACCAGATGCTTCATATCCGGATCCATCATCACCAAACTTACCACCAGCGTGTAGCTCAGTTAATACAATCTCAAGAGTGGAGCGCTTCTTTGGATCTTCTTGCTTAACTGCTACAGGGATACCACGACCATTATCAATTACAGTGAGGGTGCGATTGTCTTTTGAAACTATGACATCAATTTTTGAACAATGCCCAGCCATATGCTCATCAACTGAATTGTCCAAGATTTCCCAAACAAGGTGATGAAGACCTTTCTTACCAGTGTCCCCAATGTACATAGCAGGGCGTGTTCGCACTGCCTCTTGACTTTCAAGAATTTGAATTGAGTCTTCGTTATATTGACTAGCCATACTTCTCCGATCGAGCAAAAAAAATGCCGTGATTTTTTATATCACAGCATTATACCTATTTTATGGCCTTTTGTCAAATTTATGGCATCAATCGATCAGTTATATTGTAGTATCCCAAATTATCAAGAATTTTAGCAATTTTTACCATGTTTCTGTAATTGTATGATGCTAACCCTGGCATTCCACCACCGCCAGCAGCAGCACCTTGTTCTTTTGATTTATTTTTTGCAATTCCAAAAGATAAATATTTAACTGCGTTGTGTAATTTATCAAGAGTTACTGGCGGGTTTAATGACATTAGTGTTTTATTTTGTGGAAGTCTTTGCCATTTTGTATTTTTGGTATCTTCAACTTCATCATCAGAAGCTTCTTTGTCTTCTAATCTCTTACCGGTCTTTGATTCATCAACACTTCCATCTTCATTTCCGCCATACATTTCCCAAATTTCATTTGCAATTTCTAATTCATTGCTACCAAGATATTCCATGAGCAATTGTTCAATCTTGACATCAGCAAGAATCAGTCCCAAGTTTGTCAATGGTTGTTTGATTACTTTTTCAGTAGGACCAGGCATTGCAGTTGGAGCAGTGGGCATAGGAGGAGGAGCGGCACCTAACCCTAAGTCTGAACCAAGCATTCCCATTGGTCCGCCTGTTAATCCTGGAGGTGCAGCTACTTTTATAAATTTCATTATCTTACAGCATCTGATATAGAGTCAGTATAAAACTTGCCTCTGCCTGGAGTTATAAAAACTTCATTAGTTTGTTGTGCATTTTGCATAGTAGCTTTTTCAGCTATTTCTTCATCAGTGAATTCTTTGTCATCTTCTTCAGAATCTTCAGTGTTCAAGATTTCCATCTTACCCCACTTATTTTGATTAGATTTTGCCACCCTATTAATAAGGACGGCTGGACTCATTCCTCTTGCATCAAAATAATCATCTGAACTATCATCAGCCCATGAATTGGAGGCACACATTGATTCTAATAATGCATCTGTCATATGGGCTTCAATAGTTTTATTATCTATTTTGGCTAACCTTCTTGAAGTAAATCTTTTATTGATGACTGAAGCCGCTGTTGCTATGATGAGAGCTTGCTCTTCAAAGTTGTGAGCTTCTGGTGCTATTTCTTCTAAAAGTGTATGAAGTTGTGCCTCTAAATTTGCCATTTTTTATCTCTCTTGATAAATTGTTAATACTATATTTTTACCTTAGAATAATCAATACCTTTATAATATTAATCTTTTACGGTTTTATATTCTACTTTGAAGTTTAATCCTCTTACTTTGCCATTGTCTGTAATGTCAAAATTTGAAAGACTAGAAGCAGGTGGTGTTCTAATTGCAATACCAAAACTTTTGCTTTTCGCTATTGAATTCACACTAAGTTTTGCATTGCCTAAGTAAACTGCACTATCATATCCAGACTCAAGTTTTTGCCAAAGTTCAGGAGATGAGTCATACAATTCATTATTTTCTGTGTCAATCCATTGAATACTGTCAGTTCCCAAAATATATTCAGTTGTTTGAGTATTTGTAAGATCTCTAGGCACAGATAATTTTATTCTAAAGTTTTTGTTTATATTTGTAGTACCAGCTCCAACCTTTACTGAAAGCTGAGGTACAAGTTCAGAATTTGCATTAAGATCATCAGCTCTTATCCATGAGTTTGATGAGCCAATAGCTGACACTACATAGATTCCATTTTGAGTGTTGTTTGTTTGATTTTTGAGTAAAATTCTGTCAAGCTTTTCAAGATTCACGCCATCTAGTGAACTTGGAGGGCTAATTAAGTTTATGTCTGCGAATGAAGCTGCTCTAACATTTACAAGGTATGGTGTCCCACTAACTTTTGCCCAATATAAGTTAGAAGTTCCTAAACCAGGAGTTCCAGATTCATCAAATATTAATCCATAATATCCAGTTGCAGTGTTTCCATTAAGTACAGACACTCTCTTATCAATTGAAATTTGTGATGATGAAGATAAATCAGGATGTCTTGAAAGATAAAAAGTTACCAATTCGTCAAGTGAATAGATGCCATTCTGAGTATCTGTAGATTGATTCTTAACTAAAATTCTATCACCAAGCTTTATTCCACTAAAGAATGGATTTGAAGATAAGCTAATATTTGCTGTAGTTCCAAATGAACACGCAGTATAGTTTGTGATAAATGATCTTCTAAACCACTGGATAGAATCTGTTTCAAGAGATGTTAGTGAAGGATCAAAATAAAGCTCATAGCTAATGCTTCTGTTTGTATCAGTGGTAAAGCAATTGGTTATAGTAAATTGTGTGACACCAGATCCAGCATTAACTCTTGCTAAACTTGGATTTTCAGTTTTATTAATTCTTGCAACAATTCTATCTGCAGTACTTGTTTGGCCTAAAAAGAAAATTTTATCATTTTGTTGGGTTGAATATCCATTTATCTCATCTGGAAGTATTGAAAGCGATGAGAAATTAGTATGTGCAATTCCAGAAACATTGATTGTAAATTCTGGTTGTAATGCTTTCCAGAATTGAGCAGTTGTTCCCAAACTATATGATGACATATTATTAGGTAACAATAATTCAAAAGTTTGATTATTGAATGTAACTCTTCCTAATGGTCTTAATTCAGCTGATGCATCTAAATCAGAAGCCCTTGTCAATGATAACAGGCTATTACTAACAACAGAATAAACACCATTTTCTGTCTTGTCTGATTGAGATGAAACAAGTAATTTATCACCTACAGATAAAGTTACACCATCTATTATAGCAGTTGAACCAGATCCTGGAACAATACCCATTGGAGTAATGACTCCAGTATAGGTTATATTATTGAAGTCAGTTACTACAGATGTCGTTCCTGCAGCACAGATAAATTCTGTTCTTATACTGTGATCAATCCATGTCTTGTATGATGTGTCTCTATTTGTATTGATTGGGTTGTAATAGAGAGTAAAAGTACCAACTCCAGCTGAATTGTTTAAGAATGCCTGACTTGCAACAACTGTACTGCCAAAAGAGCTAGCATATGATAGTGTTACGGCTTGATATTCAGATCTTTTGTACGAATATACCTTTTGATCTCTTTTACCCGCTTTATCGTGATTTACGAGTATGTTTTTGTCATTGTAGTAAGAGCTTATTAAATTTGTTTCAATAAATCTATCTTGGTAGTCTGTCGTAGTCTTATTTGTAATTACAATTATGTTTTCATTTGTTGTAATTGCCAATCCGGAGAACCAGTTATCATACACAGTTCCTCCTGTAGCAACATTTCTAAGATAAATGTCTCCAGTAAAGATTCCAATATCTTTTTTGCTTACAGGATCAATCAAACTAGTATTGTTAAATATTGATGTTACAGAAGAACCCGCAGATTTATAATACCCATCTTGTGAAATTCTCTCAGTAAAGAAATAGCCTGAATTAGAATTAGACGTTAATACATGCGTAACATTTTCAGAATAATTATTTCCTGTTTGAGAAATAAACCAAGAACTTCTGTCTCTGTTAAGTTTGATATCTGTGGTGGTAGCTGTTCCAATTTTATTAACAACCTGGAAATATGTGTTGTCTGCTCTTGGAGTGTTTAAAGCCTTAGGTGATGAATTTTTTGCTATTGCTCTATCACGCAAAACAACATTGAAATTGAAATATCTATTTATTGTTTGCTTTGGTTCTTGATTGTATTTAGGCGTAGTTGAATCTAAATAAAGGTAAGCATATAAAGTACCAGTCCAAACTCCAGCACCAATTTTATTTAGTTTACCATTTTTGGCATCTACAGTGTATGTGACCCCATAAGTTTGATTAATAACTGTTCCGCCAGTAGATACAACATAGACATCTAATAAATTGTCTGGATAATTGACATTAGACCATGTATATACTGATGACGGAGTTTCTGGTCTTGATAAGTAGATATATGAACTGTCAGAAGATTGCTCAACTAATCTTTTTGCATGATCTAAATGACCATTAGTTGCATTATATTTTACTTTACGCAGATAATAATTGAAGTTAGTGTCAATATGAACTATTTGGTATATTCCACTTGTAGATTGTCTGACAGAAGAATTGTATTCATCTTCTGTTGCCGAGTAATAAAATACTCTATCTCCAAGTTCATAATAATAAGTGGTCGTATCACCAGATCTTGTGCTAAATAGTTGAGATCCAGATCTTTTTACAATTACAATGTCACCACTGACTGTGTCTAAATTTATATTAGCTTCGAGTAAATGTTGAATTGGTGCTACTTTTGGAAAATATCCCAATGAATTTTTATTAGGATATATTGTAACTTCTGATCCACTATAGAATATTTCAGATCCAGTGTGCAGGAGGGAAAGACTGTCAGCTGTAGTGTAAGTTGCTCCAAATAAGGCTGTTCTAAATCCTAAATCACCCTGCATATAAACAAAATCTGTACTAGGATTTGTTTTAGCAGACATATACCCGGAATCAATTTTTACTAATGTTGGTCTCTCATAAGGAGATGCTAATGCTTTATTATTTGTATTTGGCGTATATTTTGTTGTGTAGTCAAAATCTTCATGCGGAGTAAAATAGACACTTCCAATACCAGTGAACGATGGTCTATAAATACCATTATGAACATTGTAGGAATAAGTTGTGCCTGTGCCTATCATCACTAACACACTGTCATTAGCTTGAAGTAATGTCATACCACTTCCGCTAAAATTAGTCACTCTACTTGAAATTGCTGTTCCTGCTGATGTTGGTAATCCGCTAGCACTTGTTGCAAAATAAACAGCAGCTACATTATATTTTTGATAATTTTGCTCATGCCAATCTATATCAATTTCTTGAATAAATGAGCTAGTTTTGCTTTCATCCCCAAAGAATTCTTGGTAATTAGGAGTAGAAGTGAATATGACTTCAGGCACAAAAACTTCTCCATAGTAAGAAGAACCAATTGAACTATATTGAAGTACGCCTTTAATTTGTTTTTTGAGATTAGGGGAGACTGTATATGAGCTTGTACTTGTTTCAAGGACATTTTCAACAATATCTCTTGACCAGCTTACTAGGCCATCTGAAAAATCAAGTGCAATTCTTTCAGATGCGCCAAGAGATGAAACAGTATATATGCCATTATAAAGCTGATTACTCGTGTTAGCTAAAACAGTACTGCCGACAGATACAGCAACATCAAAATCATTTGGTGTGTAAAATGTAGATGAAAATTTATCTAATGTTGTTCTAGCGCCACAATAATATTTTCTCGTTGAAGTAATATTTACCCATGTTGCTCCTACAGATCCCGCAGAAGTAGAAGTCCCATCAGCATATAAGAAATATGTTGTTCCTGCTCCAATATTTCCACCAGTAATTCTTGCAATAGAACCTCTTTTAATTGAATAGTCTGGAGCAAATTCAACACCAGAAACATAGTCATTTACAGCATCTACTCGATAAATACCATTTTGTGCTTGAGATGATTGGCCAGAGACTAAAACTCTCTGAGAGATTGCAATTCCTGATTGAGCAAAAAGATTAGAGTTTACACTTGTTAAGCTTGAGGCATTTGTGGAAAGTAAATTTGTAACTGGCTCATATGTGTAAGGATAAAAATTATCTTGAACAACAATATTATCAAAGTTTAAGATAAAATTGTTTTTATGCGTTGTTTCTTTTCCTAAATACCAAATATTTCCATTGTTGGTATTTCTACTGTTTGCAACCTTGACTATTGTTTGTACTATTTCGCTAGCTGTATCGTGCGAAGTTGATCTTGTCCAAAACCCGGTTGTGCCTATAGCAACACCTTGAACTGTATATATTCCACTGTAGCTGTTATTAAAATGTTTTACTAATATTCTCTCATTAACATTTAGTGTAGTGGCAATTCCTGAATAATTTACAATTGTATATGGTGTTGAGGTTAGTGTTCCAGCATTTGATGAATAATCAAAGCTAAATCCTAAACCACTAGTGGATGCTATTTCATAATAATAATCTGCATTTGTGTTTGCATAATTGAATGTAGCTTCAGTCCATGCTAAAGATGATGTTGATGCAATACCACCCGTTAATGCTGTTCCACTAAAATATCTGAAATATGATCCACTGTAAGCTATACCAGAATTAATATTTTGAATATTTAGGCTATTATTTGAATTAATATAATTAATAGCTGTATCCCAAAAATCATCAGAAGTGTTTGTGCTTGTATATGGATTTACAATAAAAGATGAATTTGGTTTGAACAGACTACTAACAAAATAAATTCCATTTTGGGATTGTGTAGTTTGATTTTTTACAAGTACTCTGTCATTTAACGAAAGAGTAAAGTTATCAATTTTACTTGATGGCGCACTTAGTCCAGCAGAAGATTGATATAAATTTTCAGTAGTTGCACATACTACATTACTTAATTGATATGTTGTAACTCTATCTACCCATTTGACAGATGTAGATCCAAATTGTGCTGTTTCAAATGGTTGATAAAATGTATTGTATGCATAGTAAGATGAAGACCCAACAGCAACAATTTTAGCAAAAGTAATTAAATCCTCAGATCTAACTGGGCCAAGAGAGCCAAAGCCAGCTCGATTTGTAACAGTATAAAATCCATTTTGTGTTTTATCTGTTTGGGACTTAACCAAAATATTTTTATTATAGTCTAATGAATATCCATCAATATACTTTGAAGAAATCAAGAATGTCTCTGATCCAAGAGTTCCAGTTGATAAATTCGATACAGTGGCTGCATCAGCATTTTGTAATTCATTAATGATAAATGAATCGTAAAGTGTGAACCTAATGTCAAAACCAAGGTCTGTAAAAACTTTGGTCCCATTAGATGATTTTATAAGAGGATAGTGTTGGGTTGTAAATATGTCTGCAAACTCATTATCAAGCCAAATTTTGATGCTTTCAACGCTAGAATTTACCCATTTTAATCTATATAATTTTTTGGTCCAAGTGCCGGAGACGTTTGTCCCGAAACCAGCACTTGATATTTCTCGTTGAACATCACTTTGATTTGTATCAGGATTAACTTCAGTCCATATAAAAGCGTGAGACATTATTTACAACCAATCACTTATTTTCTTCTTGCTTCAGGTTTATTAAAAATATCACTTGCAGCAGAAGCAAGCTCTGATCTTTCAACTTTTGAGAGTGTTACAGAGGCGACAAGATCATTAGTCTTTCCACCACTAATTGCATGAGCTAAGCCATTAGACTTTGCATCAAGATAAGGGTTTTCAACCTGTGAAAGGTCACCAAGAAGAATGACTTTACTGTCTTTTCCGCATCTTTCCACTACCATCCTAGCTTCTCTTGGTGAAATATTTTCTGCTTCATCAAGAATAATGATAGATCTTGGAATTGAGCGTCCTTGAATATAAGCCATAGCTTCTACTTCAATAATTCCATCTCGGCACATTTCCTCAAACATATTATTTGATCTGAGAGATTTTGAACCTAAGATTTGTTCAATGTTGTCTCTGATTGGACCTAACCAAGCAGAAATTTTGTCAAACTTGTCACCAGGAAGTGCTCCAATGTCTTTACCACCAACTGGAATGAGAGGCTTCATAACAACAATTTTATCAAAGATGCCCTCATTAATCATTTGAAGAGCAGCTGCAAGAGCTAAGAATGATTTTCCTGTTCCTGCTTTTCCTGAAAGAGTTACAAGAGGAATTCCTAAATCACATAAAATTTCCAATGCACATCTTTGTTCCAAGTTTTTACCTTGAATTCCTGAATATGCTTTTCCATCTTTTGTATTTGATTTATCTTTTAAAACCTTAAAGATGCCTTTTTTGTGGAATACTGGGCAAATCTTTTCTCCATATTGAAAGAAAATAAATTCATTAGGAGAAAGTGTGCCAAGCCTTGTTAATAGTGACTCGCTTAATGTTTTAGTTTCAAGCTCAAAGTCTACCCAAAGCTTTTTCCAATCTTCGTCATCAGTTACTTCACAATATCTAAGGCCTGTGAATAAATGATCTTCCAATTGGTCAGATTTATAGTTTTCAGCTTGACAACCCCATGTAATTGCCCTAATTCTTAATCCAGTATCTTTTGTTATGATTGCAACTTTTTTTCTTGGATTTGCTGCTTTTAAGGCTAAACATGATTCGATAATTGCATTGTCAGAGTGAACTTTGACAATGTTAGGTCTTTCATTCTTTTGAAGAGGAGATTCAGTGTTGTAAACAAATAATCTTCCGCCTTGATCATTTATTTTAACACCCTTCAATAAGTCTTGTAAGGAGTAGTGTTCTAAATTTCTAAATACTTCTCTAGCTGCCCATCCAACATTTTCTTTTCTTGTTTTGATGTCATCTAAATCGTCAATTACTGCTAGTGGAATATATATATCATTATCATTGAATTTATATATTGCAAGGGGATCATGAAGAAAAACGCAAGTGTCGATGATGTAAATATGCTTTGCCAAATTATTGAGCTCCTCGCATTAAGAGTGTGTTTGTGATCACTTTATTTTATTTCCAAAAAGATAACGCTCAGCCCTCTCACAAGGGTAAGTCAGGATTACCATCTAAAGATTTTTCAACGTCATTATTATCAATTTTGTCAATAAAGTCTGCAGCTGTTTCATTATTAAACAAAGCAAATGATCTTAAATTTATTATTGATGAAAGCTTTTCTTTGTCATAACTCTTCATAACTTCTGAATCCATGAATTTTGTTTGAGAACCTTTTTTAGATTGAAATTTTTCAGTTTCGCCTTGTTTGATTAGTTGAACGTCTGACAATAAATTCTCAATAATAAAATTATGTGCTGTTTCTAAATCAGTTGTCTCCAATAGATTCAAATCATTGTATATAGCCTTAGTGATATATCCATTTACAAGAGTTCTACCGTCCGGGGTGTATTCAGCATTTTCTTTTCTTAGGAAGCTTAGACTTGCTTTAGGTATACAAATATAAATCTTAAATGGAAGTGATTTTTCTAAATCTTCTCCACTTGTTAATCTTAAAACTTCATTTTCATCATTTACAATTGATATAACTAATTTTTGTAGACTCTTTTCTTCACTTTTAATTACAAAGTCCCATTCATAATTATGCTCATTAGAAGTTGGAAAAAAAGCTGGTACCAATATATCTTTTTCTATATTTTCACAAATTGTATTAAATAATGAAAAACCTATAGTGTCTTCTGGTGTGCCTTTACGATAGGTACCAATTTTTGACCAATCAACTTGAAATGCACTTAAGACCTCTTCAATTTGTCGCTCTTCAAAGTGTCCTTGATCAAATATCTTTTTTAGTAATGGATCTTCTAAAACTCTTCTAGCTCTAACTAAATCCAAAAAAGCTTCATTACTACCACCAAAATCAGGATGGCATGTTCTTGCTTTTTTTCGAAATGCCTTTTCAATAATTTCTGAAGTATTAATTTTATCTTGTCTCGAACTACCATTTGGAAGGTCAATTTTGTCTAATCCCAAAATATTATAATAATCTTTAGAGAAATCAATTATTTTTTTAGGGTTGAATTCTTCTGACATATTCTATTTATAAAAGAAATAAATAGGGAAAGAAAGCAATGAGCATATCAAAAGTAATCCGTATAGCAAAGCAATTAGATGATAGAGGTTTTTATCATAGAGCTGATAGCTTATCAAATTTATTGATTAAAATTGCCAGTGAAGAGGCAAATGAGGTAGATCCAGCATCACCACCATTCAGTCTTAATGAGGGTGTTGCTGAAAATGATCCTGATACTGTGATGAAATATTTCATAGGATTTGCTTTTGATATGTTTTCAAGAGACCCTGATATTTCAAGAAAAAGATTGGATATAGAATTAAAAAAGAAAATTTCAGATAAAATAGCTGAAATGTCACCTGAAGATAAGCTAAGGTTTAACAATTTAGAATCTGAAGTTTTTGATGTTTTAAATGAGCAACCTTGGTATAAGAAATTAATACAAAGCGAAGAAGTTAGTGTACCTTTAGAAAGCTCAGGTCCTGATAATACACCAGGGCAATTTATTGAAAAGCTTGTAGGACCAGCTCAGCAAGCTTCAGCAAATACAGGCAATGTAATCCCACCTTCTGTTATAATTGCAATGTCAGCTTTAGAATCACGATGGGGTAACAGCATCTTGGCAAAAAATTATGGAAATTATTTTGGTGTAAAACAAAGCTCAACATCTGGGACAACAGCTTCAGTTGTTCTACCAACATATGAATATGACGATGAAGGAAATAAATATAAAGTAAATGCAGAATTTGCTTCATATGAAGGAGATGCAATTGCAGCAATGTCTACGTTGCCAAATTTTCTTAAAAGAAACCCTAGATATCAAAAAGCAATAGAATATGGTGGAAGATATGGCTTTGACAAAGAGAATTTATCAGTTGATCAAATTATTGATTTAATTTTTGCTGCGGGATACTCAAGTGATAAAAAAGAGCCTTCTAAAATCAAAAGTATAATCAATGATTATAACTTGACACAGTACGATTAACATGTGGTATAGAGAAGCTTACAAACAACTTAATTTATTTGGTCTTCCTGTAGCTGAATATGCTGATGAAGAAATAGATGAAAGTACGTCAAATGAAAAGCCTACAGAAGTTCCAGAAATAACACTAGATGATCCAACTCCTGAAGATGAATTTACGCCTGAAGATTTACAGCAAAATATTCAAACACTAGAACAAGACCCTACTGCAAACTTAAAGCTACCAC